TCAATCTCATCAACTGAATAACCGTTTTTAGCCATGACTCCAGTTTTAGAGGCTTTAAGCTTGCCCTGCATGGCAGTAAGCGCTTCTGACCAGGCTTCAGTAGAAGACTTGGCCTCCTCACGCATGGCTTGTCCTGCTGATCTAGCACCTCCTCTTATGCCGTCAAACCCATCTTTGACCCTATCCAGTGCATTCTCTAAAGGCTTAATGGCTGAAACGGTTGCTTTACCAGTAGCATCTACCTCTATTTTCATATCCAGCATACTTGCTTGCGATAAAATAGTGCTATCAGCTACCCCTTTATTTGCAGCAATTGCTTTCTCTGCATATTGTTTAAAAGCCTCTTGCTGCTGGGATAAAGTAGCTTGGCCACTATTTCGCATAGTATCAAAGGCTGCTTTATATTCTTCAGCAACTACTTTTAGTTGTGCAGGTGTTTTCATACCAAACAAACCAAAAGCTTCTTCAACAGAATTAATGCCTGCTCGAGCTAGATCAGCCTTTTCTTTGAGATCAACTAATTGCTGTTCAGCTTGTCGAAGTAAGCCATCAGCTACCTTGCTACTCAAAATAATGCGCAAATCATTAATTTTAACTTTTAAATCTTCTAGCTCTCTTTGATTAGTAGCAGTATTGATTGCTTTAGAAATACTTACATCCAAAGCCAGCCCTACATCTACTCCTTTACTTTTTAACTGGTCCAGATTCTGAATTAAAGTATTTACGTCGTTCTTAGCCGAGGTAAAAGCCTTGGTAGATTTACCACCAAGTTCTTCATAACTCAGACCTGTACGACGAATAGCTTCATCCAGAATAGCACCTTGAACCATGGCAGCGCTTTTAATCGCGTTAGCATACTGAACATTAAGAGCACTAGCTTCAGCTTGAAGTTTCTGAATGTCGGCACGATATTTTTCTGTTGCAGCCTCCCAGTCCTTCATGGCAGCATTCTGGTTTGCTTTTTTCCATTCATCCAGTTCAGCCTGTCTAGCCTTAACCTTGGCATTAACCTCAGCAAGCTGTTTATCAATGTTGACTGGAATCGCTGCAAGCCTTCCTTGAAATGCGCCTAAATCTTCATCTTTTAATATACCGGTCAATGATTTTCGAATCTCTTCGCCAGTAGCCTTTCCTTGTGTCTGTAATGCTAAGAGCGCAGTAATTCCATTATTTATACTGGTAGTGCTATCAAAATTAAAAGATTTAGCTACCCCATCTAATGCCTCAGATACGGATTTTCCTGAAACGATCTGCTTATCAAACTCTGCAACAGTTGCTTTTGACACTTCATTTAAGCCAAGAGAAGCGTTTTTGAGAATTTCTACCTTAGCAGCATGTTTTTCCTTGGCCGCAGTACTTGCTTCCTGTTTCTTTCGTGATTCCTCCTCAGCTGCTGCCAGATCGCGTTCCTGCTCGGCCAGTGACTTTGTACCTGTTACTCTCGCTACAGTCCAGTCAATAAAATTAGAACCCTGTCGTAGTAGCCATTCATCAGTTGCCTTAAAACCGTCAACCATCAAATCGCTAGCGATTACGACACCGGCTGCTGCAGCACCATATGCTCCAAACCTCGATAAAACAGAAACCAATCCTGCCTTAAGTCCATTTGTTGCAGTAGTAACACGACCAAATACTCCTGCAGCTGCTGTATTCGCGGTTGTGCTTGCACTGGTTGCAGCAGCCAGTTCGGTTTTAGCTACTGCGGTAAGATGAGTAGCACGTGTATTGGCTGTATTTGCACCCGTGTTTGCAGTCAATGCTACGGTTTCTGTAGCGATAGCAACTTGTGCAGCCTTCGCTGCATTGGCTTTTTCCAGAAATACTGCTGCCATTCCAATAGCTTTATAAGCAATGAATGCCTGAGCTGCAGCAGTAAGGGTTGTAATAAGTGCATCAAGGTTTTGAGAAACAAATTTTAAGGCTTGGGCTACCTTAGCACTTGCTCCACTCGCTGCATCTGCTTCACCGATATAAATTGTCCAGGCTGTTTTCAGGTTCTCAATAGAAGCGCCAATCGTAGCTGGGAATTTATTAAACTCGGCAGTGATCACTTCATTCTGGCTTAAAATGGCCTTGGTCACTACGGCGGTGGTCAACTGTCCCTGATTAGCCATCTCACGTAATTGGCCAGTAGTCACACCCAATCCGTCGGCCATTGCCTGTGTCAGTCGGGGTGACTGCTCAACCATGGAGTTAAACTCATCACCTCGTAGTACACCTGAACCTAATGCCTGATTAAGCTGGGTGATTGCAGCTTCATTCGCTTCTGCACTACCACCACCCACCTGAATGGCGCGGTTAATAGTTTCAGTCAGTGCTAAAGCCTGCTCTTGCGGCCACTTCATCTCCTGACCAATTTTAGTCAGCCGTGCAAACAGATCTCCGGTAGCCACAAGATTAGAATTGGTTTTTATGGCTACATTTGCAACATCATCCATTGCCTGTTTTAAGTTGGCATTATCACCAATGGCAATCTGAATACGGCCAGATAGCGTTTTATACTGATCAGATACTTGTGCAATTTCCATTGCACTGGTACCAATACCCACTGCAGCCAAAACGCCGGTTAAAGCATTGAAGCTATTTCTTAGGCCTTCAACCTCACTTGCCGCCCGTTGCCCGAAAGTTTCTGTATCCTTAAGCTCATGGTTTGTCTTTTCCAGAGACTGATCCAGATGATCCACTACCGGTACTGCTTGCTGGGCCGCACTCCTAAACTCATTCATTGAGTTTTCAGTCAGGTCCAGAGCCTGCTGCAAGCGTTCAACTTTTTGTTTAGCCTGATTCAGTTCTTCAAGGGAAATATCATGGCTGGCATTTGATAGGGCCTGCCACGCTAATTTAGCCTCGTTCAGTTCTCTTTCTAAGGCATTAATCGCGTTAGAGCCTAATTCACCAATACGCTGAACTTCACGCGTAGATACTGTTGCACCGCTTCCCATTGACTCGATAGCACGAGTTACAGTCTGCGCTTCACCTATTACGCCTGATAGATCTACTGCACTGAACTGCTGTAACTGGTTAATGGTCGATTGGGTGGCATTGTCCACGCCACGCATGGCATTTACAGCAACGTCCTGATAGTAATTAAATGCACTGGACGTTTCTTTAATAGCATCTTCAATACTTAGAACACGCTGCTTGGCGATTTCAATATCTTTTAAGGTACCATCCGTACTTTGCAAACGAACCAATTCAGCCTGAGCAGCTTTTAGGGCTGAGTTAAGCTCATTGAGACCTTGTTCACCAGTGCTTGACATTGAGCGTAACTCACCTGCACTGATAACCGATTTGTCACCAAGACCTTCAAGCTCCTTGGCCGCTGTAAAGAATTTAGTACCCAGCAGTTCTGCAAGTTGAAGCGCATCACCTGGAATGGCTTCACTGATTTCAAAGCCTGCCTTATTTGCCTTGGCTGCTGTATCTTTGAGTTCATTCGCCAGACCATTAATCTTGCTAGCAGCCTGATCAGCTTTCTTCTGCAAATCATCCGGAACTATTTTTCCAACTTCCTGAGCAGCTTGTTCAGATGCAGCCTTCAGTTTTTCAGATTCCTGTTTTATTGCGGCATAAATGGCCTTAGTGATACTTTCAGATTCCTTGATATTCGATACATAATTTTTAGTATCAGCTTCCATCACAAGCTTAAAAGTTAATTCTTTACCAGCCATATTCTTACTCGCAATAAAAAACCCACCGAATGGTGGGTTAGATGAAGATATTAAAAGCTCTAAAAAATGAACCGACTTAATTAGAGATTAAATTTTATTCACACTTTATTTTCCATAAAGCATCCATTAACACTGAGGAAGTACCTGATTGTGTATCACTCTCAATTCTTACTAGCCCATCTTCAGGCATATATATGTATCGGCTGAATCCAACATATCCTCCCATTCGATTTTTAGAATTAACTTCTCCGCAATACCCTTTCTGATTCCTAAATTTTGCAGAATCAGGATCAAGCAAGCTATCTTTTACTTTAGAGGCTGCAAGCTCTATCTGAGCTTTTTGTTTGTCTTGCTGAGCCTTCTGACTTGCTTCATTTTCTTTAATTCTCTGTAACTCATGACGAGCTTTTAATTCTGCAGCATCTTTTTTAGCTTGAATAGCCGCAGCTTCTTCAAGTCTGATTTTCTGTTCATGAGCTACTTTTGCTTGTTCAAGTCTTTCTGCATCAGCCTTATTACTTTGATGCATAAAATAAAAAAGACCACCTACCACCAGAATAACTGCAATAAGTACATATTTTAGATTCACAGAGTAATGCTCCTAAATCCCCCAACTACAACAGATAAAAAAGTCTGTTTCATTTTCTTACCTTATTTTGAGATATTTTTGAGCATCTTAACCGACTGGTCTAAATTATCGCAATGTGAAAAAACTTCTTTGCTCACGATGAGTCTTTTAAATCATCCAAGAATTTCTTCAAGTCTTTAGCAGATGCATGCTGAGCGGATCTCACTACACCGGTCAGTGCCGCCAGCTTGTTCCGGTAATCTTTTTGGGCTGATTTTAGATACTCACTGTAAGCGCCATAAGTCATATTCATGATTTCGGTGTGAGTATGACCAGCACTGATCAGCAACTGGAATGAGTCAAACCAGGTTGAATCATTATCTTTTGTTGCCTGCTTTTTATTACGGTGTTTAGGCTGATCTTCTTTAAAGTAAGCGCCGTTGACCTGCAGTACTGCTGATAAAACTTCTTTAAATTTCTGTTCCGATGTTGTGGCCAGATCGATCAAACTGGTTGCTGGAAGCTTGGTGGCCAAACTGCATATACCAAGCACTTCAATTGAATGAGCCTTAAAAAGTTCAGTCAAAATTTCATCTGAATAATCTTTTTCCTTTAAGAAGCCTTTTATCTTTTCGGCATGTACCGCCCATTGGTCAAAATCTTTCATCTGGATCTGGTGAACTTCAACATCATTCACTGTGATAGAGCGATTAGCTGCTAGAAAAAAATCATTCATGATGGAATCTCGAAAAAGCCACCCGAAGGTGGCGTTGGTTTGAATTTCGTATTTAAAATCCAGAATAGTTTTTGTTTATTCATCATCTTTAAAATCTAAGGATGGCTGAGCCTCCTTAATTAGATCATCCAGTTCTTTTAGTAATGCTGGCTTAGTTTGCTTTCCACTTACCGATAAGAATCGGCCAGCCTCAGAAAGGGAATGGGTAATTATCTCTACTTGGGCTGAAATTTTACCGATACGTACCTGTAACCCATCTTTAAGCTGACGAGCCAGTTCTTCTTGCTCAATGTAGTATAGGCGTACCTCGCGTCCACGATCAGTACACTCAACCATGGATAACTCTTTAGCCATATCCACTGTCAGCAAATATTCTGTCTTGTGTTTTGCGCCACTCGCACCCTGCTCCACCACTTGATGGATCAGGTAATCAATATTTTCCTGAAATTTATACTTAGCAATTCGGCGCTTAATCCATGTTGAAAAATCTTGCTTGCTTTCAAGCCAATAGTGCATATCTCGCGCATTTACACCGAGCTGAACTTTTCCATTTAATTCAACTTCAATAAATGGGGTTTGGTTTTCAATTTTAACAATCGCATTCATTGATCTGCTCCGACTACTCATTAAAAAAGAAACACTGGCAAGAAGATGCAATGAATAGTCGAAACGACCATCTTCCTTTTGGGGATCAGCCTAGCCAGTGGTTTGCCTGAAAACAGGCGTAAAAAAAGCCCTGCATTACTGCAAGGCTTATTTTTTCAGTTAGAAAATTGTCTAATCGTCCAATTTTCCTGTTTTGTTACTTAAGTTCCGTGCATTAAAAAAGCCGACTTGTTAGGCCGGCTTCGCTTTAAAAAATATACTTCTCTGTCATCAGGACAGTAAACTACATAAGTTTGTATATGAGCCATATACAGGCCGATATGCTATAACAGGCACAAAAAAAGACGCTTATGCGCCGTGAAGTTCTTTTGTGCCTGTATGGATTAAGCAGCTACGCTAAAGCGTTCAATATGGCCAAATACACTGAGTTCAGCATCATTGGCTTTGGAGATATCCGCTAGTGCCTCACCTTCAATTGAATAGGATCCAAAGTCATCATGGATCAAACTAAATTCCGTGTCAGGTGAGAACTCGACACGCCATAAAATTAAGATCACTTTATCACCCGTAACGGTATCAATTCCCTTGAACAGCAAGCGATACTCATTGCCCATATTGTTAGCAATCGTCGTACGTGTTTTAGCACCGGCCTTAGCTGAGAATTTAACTGGCCCAACGATAGCTTCATTAAAAACTACTGTGCCATAAACAGCATCCAGTACATATTTATCAGTTGTGATAGCACTGTCAGAGCTGTCTTTAAAAGCCACCTCACTTAAATTGCGATGGCCTAAATCAACCATGGCACCAGCTTCTACGGCACCCAGACTAATATCAGTCAGCTGAGTTTCAGGGATTTCAATTGATTTACCACTTAGTATCATTTCCAAGTTTTGCTTGGTTACTTCTTCTAAAGTTCCTGAAATAGCCACTGCTGTTTGCTTACGTAATACTGCATCCTTAGCACGAAGGCCGGTTTTACTTTCATAGTGATCGGTTGATTCACTAGAAATTGCGATCTGTAATTCCGGTGTATTACCAACGGGCAATAACGCAGAAGGCACGCTATTAACCATCTTCGCCAAATGAAGCTCACCTTGAAGTGAAATTAAATCTGATTTAGCCATTACTTTTCATCCCCTGTGGTTTTCTTGGCTGAAGCAGCTGGCTTTGCTTCAGGTACTTCCTGAATCACGCCGTCTGCCAGTAATTTTTTGATTTGAGCATCATCCAGTCCACCGACGAACTCACCCTTTTTAAACCGGCCTACAGGTTGTAGTGCCGTATATTGTTTTGCTGCCATGACTGGCTCCTAGATAAATCGTTCTGATTCAAATACTGCGGTGAGATATGCAAAACCTGTACTGAAGGCTTCTTTCACATCAACCAGCATCAATTCCCCACGTGCCGAGGCTGGCTTCCAGCCTGAGAGCAACTGAATAACATCTTCAAGAAGATTACCTGCCTGATCCGTCACCACTGAACCATCTGTCATTTGCGATTGGGCATTCTGGCAAGCTACAGTAACTGCCCACTGCTGGCTGATCATGTTCATTTTCCCCTTGCCCGCACTATCCTTAGGGCGAATCCGCACAAAGTTGACGTGAGCTGATGGAGTTATCTGAGACATCTCAGTCACCAGTATAGAGTTCAACGGCGTATAGATCTGCTTGAAATCCGGAATCTCCTTGAGCTTCTCGGCAATTTCTCCACGTACTGCAAAAAAGTCAGACACCTATATGCCTCCCGATAATATTAAGGATCTCTTCATCATCATCCTGATTGATGCCCAGAAAAGTACGAGAAGGGATATTGACCTGTTTCACTTTCCTGAATTGGCCACCCACTGCAAAGGTTAAGTACTCCGCCGTTTTAGGCAGAATGGTTGCACCAAAATGAAAGACATGGGCATACATTTTGTTTGAACCCCACTCAACACCATCAGGGCGCAGGTTATAGTGCAATTCATTCATTAATTCACCCGTATCACGGCCTGTTTGACCATTTTGCATTCGGGCTCGCCATGACTGTTTCCATGGGTTACCGTCTACATCATGCTGGCCAATAAACCGTTCTTGAGTGGAATAAACTCCATAGCCACCAATCTCGACAAACATATCCTCCTTTCTGCTGTCGAAATCGGCCATATGCTGCAGTACTGCCATTACGGCAGATTCATTGTCAGGACGAATTGTTATAGCAAAAGCCATACCTCCTCCTTATTTAAATGAAGGCATTTTGTTCAGCGTGTCATCACCAAACACACCACCGACATAACTGGTACCGATGGGCATTGTACTGGGAGTCTGTACCGGCTTTTCAGTGGTGACCTGATTTTGTGTATTGAGGATATTTAAAGTGGCCTTACCATCTGCAATCCGTTTTAAGAAGTCAATTTCAGCTTTATAGCGATTCTCGACTTCTTCTGTTGGACGCTGAAAGTAAAGACGGTAGCGCGCAATATTGCAGGCGATCCGTTTTAATGTGCTGGGAACTTCCGGTAATGGCAGTTGATATTTCACTGCTACATAACTGTCTATTTCCTCAGCTGCATCTTGTAGAGCCTGCTCAATGGCATTCTCTACAGTCTGCATGGCCTTTAAATTGGATATCTCATTTACACCAAACCGAACCTCCATATCTGCTCGTGTCGCGTACATAGATCACCTTACTTGGCTGCATCTGCACCCTGTTCAGCTGGCTTGTCACTAGCCTTAGACTTAGATGCTGGCTTAGCCTTTTCAAGCTCAGCCACCTTTGCCTTAAGTTCAGCAATTTCCTGCTCAGCCTTGGCTTTATCAGCAGCAGCTGTCTGATTGGCTTCAGTTAAAGTAGTATTTGCTGCTGTCAGCTCTGCATTGGCTTTTTCAAGCTCAGCCAAACGTGCTGCGGTACCATCTGCTTTAGGCTCTTCCGGCTCCTGATATTCTTCAATAGCCCCAGATGCTAAAAGGGCCTGAATACGTTTTGCTTCAAGCCCCTTGATTTCATCACCTGGCATAAAATGCCCGATGGATTGTTTTGCTGTGTACTTCGGCATTTAAGCCTCCTTATAAAGTAATGAAGCCGGTTCCGCCAACTACGCCGTTCTTATTCGATGGAATGACCAGTGGAGCAGATTCAGTCATCAATATAATGCCACTTGGATCTTCACAGTACCATTGACGGTCAAAGTACTGCTGAGCTACACCATTGGCCAACATATTTTTAATCTTACAATGAGCCACCGAGCCATTAGTATCCGAGATCAGACTGAAATAGTCTTTCTCAATGAAACGGTTCACCTTACCCTTGTGACGGTAGGTTGCATCGTAAACCCAGAATTCAATTCCATCAAAAGTGCCTTTCAATGTAGCAGTCTCACTTACGCCAAAGCTTGGTGTGACTGGTACAGAGATTCCAGCATAGGGCTTGATGAATTCATCCTTGAATTCTGAATTATTCCATAGAGCTGCCCAAACCGAACCCGACATGATAGCAAGCTTAGCTTCACCACCATCAGCGGCCAGTTGACGCTCTAGCATACGTTTAATGTCATCAACAGGCTTTGCTCCAGCTTCATTCCAAGGTGTTGCAGGAGTGAAAAGCAGAGATGCATCACGACGGTAATCCACCAGGTTGTATTCATAATCATCTGAATGCAGCAGGTATTGACCATTTTTAAGAAGATTAATGGCCATCATCAAAACCGAGTTATCAATCGCATCATGGTTGCGTTTCATAACAGCGATTTGAGCAATTACCATTTTTTCCTGGTCAGAGAGCTGCTGGTTACCGGTAGAGATAATGCCAGCTGTACGCAGACGTTCCAGCAAAGCAAGCTCAAAGGTTTCTGCAGGTGTGACCTGATTTTTAGGTTTGTAGTAGGCCGGTTTCACATGACGTACTTCACCGGATTGCTCAGTATCAAAAGGTTTACCAGGTTGCTGTGGTGATACCAGTGGTGCCAGGTCGTGTTCAGCTGTTACTTCGGCAAGTGGCACATCATCCCGGGTAAACAGTGGACGGTTTGGAAACAGGCGGTCCAGCAGCCATGTATCCATCGGACGGAAGTTGTTATGAATGAGAGCAAGCTCACCCACATCCAGAAGTTCAAGCGGAGTACCGTCAATATTAAAAGACTGTGGCATGTTGATTACACCTTAGAAAGTTCGATTTTGTTTTTGGTTGCTTTGGCGCGGGCAGCATCGTATTTCGCCTTGTCCAGCAACGCCCCATTTAAAGACACGGCCTCAACGTTAAATACGCCGCCGTAATACATTGGAATTTCAATCCCGTCAGCCGCCTTAATGGTTGCTTCGGCTGCGGTAACGTTCTGGCCACAGATCACATCCCAGGATGATTCATCTGCAGCATGAGTCAGTACATTGTCATCAGATAGTGTCAGTAGATCGCCGTAATTGTAGGCGGTACCGGCAGTGACCTTGCCATTGGCACGGCGCAGCTTTTCATTGTCGAGTACCAGTTTACGTGTGGTAAATGACACCGGTGGAACATAGTGAATAGGCATGAATTATTTCCCCTTGTTTTGTTCAGCGAAGGCTTTCGCACCTGCTGTGAATTGATGCTCCTGATTACCGCTCTGTCCGCCTTGCCCTTGTCCACCTTGGCCACCAGTAGCCTGATGATTAAACAGGTAGTTCAGTGCAGGATTTACAGCTGGTGTTTGTGGCTGTTGGCCAGCTGGTGGCTGCTGCCCACCTGCAGAGAACTGCCGAAGCTGCTTTGAAGTAAAGGCAAAGACGGAATCATCCATATTGGTATATGTAGTTTTATCGTCAGCACTGAATTGTGTTTTCAGCTCTGTTTCTAAAGCTGCAATCTCATCAGCACGTTTCTGTGCTTTAAACTGTTTCAGCTCTTCTAGCGCATCATCACGCTCCTTTTCTGCCTGCTGTTTGGCCTGTTGTGCTTTTTCTAGTTCGGTCACGTCTGTGTCCTCTTCTGGTGGTTGATTGGAATTAGGTTTACTTGAGAAGGCATTGATTGAAGTATTACGATCAGCGCCAGTTGTGCAGATCGTGAACTCACGAATACGATTCTGCCGGAATACAGTGATTGGGCCTTCGAACGTCTGGCCATTTACGACTACAGATTTGCCGTTTGAAACCTCCTCAACAGAACCCGGATCGATATACATAGACATCTGAAAAGGAAAGCCATCATCAGAATCCTGGACAATTTCTTTAGCCTTCGTATTACTTAAGAAATCACCCTCTACTTCAATTTTTCCGCTAGTGTTGACTTGCTTTACAACACCAACTCGGCTTGAACTGAAATGCTCTTCCAGTAAGGCGGTTGGTTGATCAATCTCAATACCCTCAAGATCAAAGACCACACCAGAACGCCCCCAGTACCAGTGACCATCTACACGACCACCGGCATAAGCCACGCCTTTAAACTTTCGTTTTTTGTTCTCACCCTCGGGTTGTAAAACTTCAATTCCCGAGGCATTAAATAAGAGTTTAGAACGCTCTTCATTTGGATCTGGCATTTTTCATGCTCCATAAAAAAACCGCCCGAAGGCGGTACTAGATATGTAACTGATAACTAATTCATCATCTTTTCTGAAAGCTTTTATTAAATGTTGAATTAAATTAGAGCATCAAAGGTTAAGCCTTGTGCATCTCTTTATAGACTTTCAACAGACGATATGAAAAAGTAAATTAGTTCGCAAATTTTTCTGTTTGTTTTTTACATAATTGGCTAACTAAAATATCCATAAATTGTATTAAATCCTCTATCAGCTGATTTACATCCTCAAGGCTATATTTATCCTCAGTATGAATTCCATTTTTATGAATATGGGCGTTCCGTATTTTTAATGCTCTATTCATTTCCGTAACAAATTTAGAGTCATTTCCAAGTAAAGGAGATTCATCCAAATTATAATTAAATATTATTTCAAAAACTTTCTTTATGAATAAAGGTTTGTTAAGAGTCTTCTCCAATAAAATTGAAATTGCCTTATCAACATCATTCGCCTTATCTTTTTTACTATTTTTATATAAAATTTCATTGTCATATATAGCTTGAATTTCATCCAACTTATCAATAATGGAAGATTTTTCATTAAGCAAAAATAAAAAATTATGAACAAATCCCTCATATATACTAATTGCTTGAGATAAAAATAAATCTATAAAGTATTGTTCTCTAATATTTTTATGTTTTAATTCGCTTAAGAGTTTGAGTTTGGTTTTTATACCTCTCACTAACTCCAATAAATCTTCGAATAATTCAATATTCATTAGTTGTTGATCGATAAAATCAGAATATTTTTCAATTTCCAACCATTCCTTTTCAAGCTCTAACATTTCTTTGTCAAATTCTGCATTATCAAATAACTCTAAGTCATTACTCACGTTATAACGTCCTAAAAATAGAAAAATTTTATCCGATGTGACTTTCTGGCTAAAATAAGTAATTTACTAAATAAATTACAACTAGTTCCATAAGTTTATCTATTTTCAAATGTAGGTTAAAATTCATCTATGTTCTATTCCTTATTTTGTCTAAGGCGTGGAAACAAAAAACCAAGAATCGTAGCTCTTGGTTTTTTGCTATTTGTAAAATACAAAACGCCAAGAACTAATTAAAGATCACAGCGTATTAAGGTTTGTTGTATAATATTGGGTAGTTTTTCAAAAGCTTTAATGTATAAATCATTCGCCCTTCAACCACTTCTATCGACACCACTTCAAAAGACAATCCCATTGGCAATAACACGCCGTTGCCAGCATTCAACATATCCAGATCAATACCGATCCCTTTAGCATTCTCAATCTTAATAACGATATCTGAAGCCGTATCAGCCATCAGCAACGGCGCATTAAGCTGAACCGTCTGCCCGACCTGATAAGCCGCTACTTGTTGAAGAGTTGCAGGACCTACTAGGGTAGAAGACGTATTGCTTGCCACAGCTTGAATAGCTGTCATATCGCTACTAAGCCAACGCTTAAGTACATCATCAGCCAGTGAGCTTACAGCAGAGTTTAAATAGCTGGTCAGTGCAGCATCATTTCCTTGTACATAATTCAAAAAAGTACGAATCGCACTTGGCCGGATATCTGGATCAAGTGGAATCACTGTATTGGCCACCACATCAAATAAGTCTCGAGTTTTATCATCCATTGGAGCAAATAAACTGGCCAGCTTTTTACTTGCTGTCCACTCGGCTTTGATAACTTCCTTCTGCTCCAGCAAAAACGCTTTATCTAGGTCAGAATCTAGGATCTTCTGGTCCACCAGACCAGATAGATCGCCATAGGTCATTGGACTGGTACTCCACCCCATTTCTTCAGCCACTTCCGGTAGCTGATCATCTGGCATAATACCATATTTTTCCGCCTGTTTTTCAGTTAAGGCAATCACTGTACAACGGCACATGAAGCCCCACGGCGGGTAATACATGAGCCAGAACGGATCATCGATATGACGGATAATCTGGTTCAATGCCAGGTGACTTGGACGGACCCGGCTATCATCGATAGCTGAATACATCAGGTATGGTCGTTTGTCCCTATTGCGTTGCTGCTGTTGCCAGCGTCCGTGACTATACGCCGTCTGAATATTGGTCCTAAAAACATTCTTGAGATAAGGCTCACTTAGCTTGATCTCATGTTCAGCGACCATTTTCTTAAAGTCCTCAAATGTCGAGCCATCTGCAATAGCCTTGTTTACAGCGGCTATCACAGTCTGGATCTGTTCTATGCTCGATAAAAAACTGACCGTGGTGGCCAGTTGTCGTGTCTTGAGATCCAGAGAGTAAAACTCATCAGGCAATACGATTTTACGAGACCGGGCAAACTGTAAGGCCTCTAAGAATGTGACTGGTTGCAATTTTCGGCTCCAACAAAAAAGCAGCTTAGAAGCTGCTTTAATTTTTAAGTTATCATCTGACTAATCTTCTTAGATCTAAAAGATTCATTAGAAGAATTAAAAAGATAATTATTAAGAGAATGAAAAATACCATCAATCCTAGAATTACTGCACCAATAACTCCTTTATTTATATAAAAATTATTAGCAATGAAATGAATTATAGTATTGCCCTTAACAAGAAAAAAAATTGCTACGAAGCTTATAAAAATTATAGAAAAATTTAAATTTCTTTTCTCTTTTTTGAAAGCTATCTCATTTATTTCAAGTTTTGTTAAGATTGAATTTTCATCATACGCTTTTATAAGCACATCATCCCAATAAATTACTAAAGGCGCTACTATTTCAAAATTAGTAAAATCTGGATGTCTATTGTAATAATCTAAAACCTCAAAAGTAGCTAACCCACTACCAGATAACTTCTGAGCTGCTGCATTTTTCATTGCGCGCTTGCTATGAGGAGAAAGACTGTCATCTTTATCAATCTCAGATATTTCTAGAAAATAATCAGATTTTCGATTGAAACGTTCTTCTGCTTTTCTAAATTTATCCTTTCGATTGACAATGAGTTCTATTAACTTCATTAGATCAATCATTACTACCTCATATATTCTTATAAAATAGTAATGATTTTATATACCTAAATAGAAGTTTAATAGATCATCTTTCTTTTTCTACCGTCACATACCCCAGTACATCACCTGCATATAAAGCTCGTTCCAGATTCGCCGTGAACTGCGACTGATTGGCCTCAGGCATAAGCTGCATCAGATGAAAGGCTAGCTCTTCTGGTGTTTCACTCTTCTGCAGGAGCTCGTTTACCTGATCATTACTTAAGAGTTCGATATTGCGCTGTGCATCAGTCAGCTCTTCTACTTCCTGCTGTTCAGGTGATAGTTTTCTGGCATTTGCTGCAAAACTAAAGGCTTTATGTGGTAATGCATTGAATTGAACATTCTGCCCTACCGGTAAAGCTAAAGGCTCCTGAAGATCACCTGGATGCAAACCATATTCACGTTCAAAGTACTGACCACTAAAGTGAGCACCTGCTGTTTTAAGCTTGGCATCACGTTCAGCCTGATCACCTTTAAGCGGCTTGTCTTCAAGAATGACAATGGTGTGTCGTTGCCATTGGTTGAGATCACAGAGTGCATTCAAAATAGCTTGGACAGTCGGGGTAATCATTCTCAGATCAGCTTTGAACTTATCATCCTGGACCTCCTTGTGAACCTTGCCCAGTGCCATAGAGCCGGCACCATCAGTACCACTGGTCAGTGTCTGACCCAGGATCACCTTCTGGATACGGCGCTCTAGGTTCTTGTCAAAAGTTTCATAGGCTCCACTACCGTTACCATTGCCATTACCTGTCCCTTGCACCGTAATTTCATCCTGAGTTGAAATCGCAATGACTGAGCTTGCATGAGCATTGAGTAGTGCGCTTTTCATCGCCTCATTTTGTCCAGTCGAAGATTTACCAACCAGTATCGGCATACCAAACTTTTCAACAAACTTCGCCCAGAACTTAAAGCCGTTATTTTTAAAGAACCACACCCAATACAAGCGGCTTAATAATGCCTCACCATAAGGTTGCTCATAAGTCGGCTTGCATCGAGTCAGGAAGTGCTTGAAGCGTTGGTCTACTTCCTGATCCTGACGGATCTTGTTGTAGTTGGCCAACAGTAATAAACGGCCATCATTCTTTGGCTCATACCATTGCAACGGTTTCTCGCCAATCCAGTTAAACCCAATGAACGGCGTGATGGTATCGCCATCAATATGCAGATTCGGCGTTTCCGGTTTGTTATAGATTGCTTCTAAAACCGAGTAGCCATACCAACGGGCGTTCTGTGCACCAATGATAATTTCAGACCACCATTCACGCAGATGCTCAGTCAGGATTTTTGCTGCTGAAGTATCGGCAGGTTCAATACGAAACGGTGCACTTTCCAGTTTATCCTGGCGTTTCTCGATACACTGGTATATCTCGTCATCGTACATCATGACTTTCAGCCGGTGACGGGTGACACCTGCCTTACGCAGAACCTCATCGCCGTCCGGCATCTTGGTCAGATAGTTGATGAGAGCAAGCTCAGCCTCATGAGAGTACATACCACCTGAAACCGGTTTTGAACTCTCAGGCTGTTTGACATTCGCCTTTTTACTTTTCTTAGCCATAATAAAACCTATGAAGCCGGTGGGCTGTAATTCAACATTAAAACTGCATCTTCAATGGCATCGATCAAGGTGTCCACCTGGTCGTCATGATCATGGGTAAAGGCGGCATTGAATGCTTCACACTCTTCAAAGAAGTCGCCAACCCAATGAGCATTCTTGGGAACCATCACAAAACGATCTTCAGGCTTATCCTTATAATTCGCCTCAAGATGAACCTGTACATCCATAAAGCGAGAGAGCTTGTCGATATTTCGCTGTACTGGTATTACAGCAACACCAGAGTAAGTCCCGAGTGTCTGGATCAATTGGGTACCTGAGGCCTTGTCCTCTACCTTCATGTAACGAATAGGTTTGGTGTGCCAGGTATATTCCTTATGCTTATCCAGAAAGGCTTTTGCCTGACGGTTAAGATCTGGGGCTTCCCATTTACCACGCAAGAGATCCAGCAAATACAGCTTGCCATCTATCCCCATACCCACCAGCAGAAATACCGAGTAGTCGTTATGCTCTTTAACTTTCTGGGCTGTATCGACTAGAACGGCGCGCCACTTTAATTCTGGTATATCTGTATAGAATCCAAACCATTCAGACTTGATCAGGTCTCCACCCAATTTCTTAGGCTGCTGCATGTACTGGCTTGAGAAGGTGTAGCGGGAAACTGTTGCTCCTTCCTTATCCTTACCGCCCTTTTCAAGCTGTAATAAAGACTGAAGTGACTCTTTCTTTGGCCAGTAGCTTTGACGGTCCTTTTCATCACGCTCAGCATCTCGTGGTACGAGCTTTTGAATATGCTCTGGCAAGGTGCCAATATAAGCATCATCAATCAGTGCCGGGATGGATATCTGTGTCCACTCACCTGGTAAATTTCCTGTCATGACAAAGTTAGTCGGATCTTCAGTATGAAGCCGCTGCATGATCATGATGATTGGGGTGTCAGACTTGGCCTTACGTGAGTTCACGGTATTGAGTAGCTTTCGATTCGCGGCATCTCGCTTGATTTTACTAAATGCATCCTCAGGCTTTAACGGGTCATCAATGATGATACAGCCAGTAAAGCCATCGTCTGCCAAGGTTCCTGCTCGCCGCCCTGTGACCTGTCCACCCATGGAAGCTACATACACATGACCAACGTCATAATCCTCAACTGTAATTTTCCACTCTTTCTTGGAGTCGGTGCTGTTTGAGACTGATAAATCCCACATCTGGCGAAAGTCTTTTGACTTCACAATGTCACGCGCCGTATCCGATACGCCTTCAACCAGTGATTGCGAGAATGAAAGATAAAGAAACCGTGAACGAGCATTTAATGCTAAACCACGTGGGATCAGGTTCGTGGTCAGCTCAGTCTTACCGGCGCCGGGTGGAACGTTGATCACCACGTTTGCAATCTCACCCGCTATAACCTGATCAATGATCCATGAGATATAGACGTGATGCCAGTTCACCGTAAACTTAAAGCCCATACGGGGCTTGAAGAAACGCCGTGTGAAATATAAATGCTCATCTTCACACAGCTTCTTTTCAACCTGTGCTTGCAGATCCATTTAATATTCCTCTTGGGCCTTCCTTACTGCTTCAGCTACCTGTTCATCTGTAGCCTGAGTCACTGTGGTTTGAGTGACTTCACTGGTGACTTCAGTTTTATTAGTAAACTGTCCCCCAACATCTTTTGCGGCCTGTTCAAGAATCTTAAGGATCGTTTTGGCATTCTTGGTTTTCTCCAGTTGCTTTTGATACTGTTTAAGACGGTAGTATTTACTCGCAATTGGAATATCAATCAGGCCATCATCAAATTTTTGGCGAGTATCATTGAATAACTGAACATACTTCTTACTTAAGTTACGCCCAGCCACTTTAGTCGGGTCATAAGATGAGCACTGCATCCGGTCTATTTCAATGTCAAACTCCTGTTTTACCAAGTCCGCTACTTCTTGAGGTGTATCACGGCATGCAAGAGCTTGAACTATAAATATTTTTACAGGCTCTTTTAGGGTTGCCATAATCACCTCTTTGTATGACTACGTATGACAAGACAGGCAAAAAAAAGAGCCCTTAGGCTCAATTGATCACACACGTCCCACAACACGCAGCAATATTAGTTTCAGACACAAACGGCGCATTCTTCGCAATTTCCAGTAAACGCTTAACTGACTCATCAGCTCCCCAGCGTTTAGTCTCACCAAAGAACACCTCGACATCGTGGCCAGCCAAGTAATGCTTTGGTAAGCCGGTCATATCGCTATAAATGATTTCGCCATCCGGATCACGTTCAACACCGATGTGATAAAGTTCATGCTCAATCAAACGGCAGAACTCACGATCATTAGAGTTTTCGCAGAAGCTTGCATCTACTGTAATGAGATAAACAGGTACATAGCCGAACCAGTCCCGCATCTGCTGTTCCTGTCTAGCCTTCTTCCAGCCACCCTGGTTAAACATCACTTTTTCACATTGGCCCAGTACCATACGTTTTTTCGCTACTGCCGCAGATGAAGCCCAAGCAAATGCCAGGAAGGTTTCATCATCATGAAGCAGCTCAGCGATATGATCATGGTCCGGATTGTGCAGCTGGCCACCCAAGGTTAAAAAGTTTTTAAGCACCCATTCTTTTAATTCAACGGCGGGTGCCAACCGGATTGCTTCCTCTTCCTCTGCCTGATCAATCAGATCCGGCGGTGGGAATGGTCTGAACTGTTCTATCATTCATTCGCTCCAGTTCTTTTTTAATCCAGTTAATGACATAGCCTGAAAGTATTGAATCAGGATGAAAACGTTCGAACGTATAACCCAGTTCTTCTGCATGGTCATAACGATCCATGCTCCATGCTTTATTGGCCAGCTTACCCCTGCGTCCACCAGACCAAGGTCCACCCTCAATCTCAATTAGCAATCGCAGCTTTACAATATGAAAATCAAATCGCCAGTGCTTAGTGGTTTTAAACTGAAACTTTCGCTCATACCCAATTGAGTGTTCGTCTAGTTCTTGAAAAAGGGTTTCTTCAGCTTCGAGATATTTTTCAGTTGCCTTAGGTAATGGCTTTGCTCTTGGTACCTTTTTTAATGGCTTTTTTCGGGTAAGAGCTTTGTACTGGTCCATATCCATAACTTATACCCATTAAAAAACCACCCGAAGGTGGCCTAAATGTATTGCTCAATTATTGGGGAGTAATAATAGCGACAAATAGATTATTCTCTTCTTCCCAATCAAAATCATAACCTCTGGTTCTGTAATACTCTTCAAGCTTTTCAATTGCTCCGGGTTCGATACTTGAGTATCTCTCTTCCTGCCTTACTATTGAGCCACCACTTTTTTCTAGCTTTTGATTAATACAGGAGACTAATTCTTCAAATGTAGCTTTATAAGTAGAAACCATTACTAGCTCTCAAATTTTCAATTAATTGTTGTATATATCAAAAGACTAAGTAAAAAAATATGATTCAAATGTTTCAAAATTCAAAGCTGATTTTAGTCTATTTTTCTATATACTTTCTCCACTCATTAGCATCGCCAACACACCCGCAGTGGAAGCAGAATATCTGGCGTATGTATCGGAGCACTCCTTTTCTCCTTAATTAATCTTTAAATGCCCAATCTCCATTTTTATCATGAAGCTTGATTGCTAATTTCTTTGGAAGAAAAGGTAATATTGGGTGAACTATTGAATTATGAATAAACCACTTAAACCATTTTTTCATCAAACACCTCTCTAGCTATTCGAACCTTCACGCTTCATTGTGTTTCCTCATTGGCACGCCATGTAGGACTCGAACCTACAACCATTGGTATAGAACACCCATGCTCTATCCGATTGAGCTAATGGCGTATATTTTAGATATAAAAAAAGCCCACCCTGAGGTGAGCTTTTTAGCTTGCCGTCTTTCCGAGCTGTCTATGTAGTAGATATATGCCTAGCTTTCTAATTTAGAGATATAGCCACTAAGGCGACATTAATAGCATTTCTCTTTAAGTATCTCAATATGAATAGCTAATATAATGTTCAACCAGTACGCTTAAAAAAATTATCTCTTTTCTTCAGGAGATTCTATATATAAAAAAATCCTGCTTTACTGGAGAGAGAAGCAGGATTAAGGGGAAGTTACCAAGTGTTCTTCTAACAGAGGCTAGGAAGAATATTTAATATAAACAATAATTTCTATTTACAAAGTAATTTTTATGATTCAAACAGTTAATTATTATTAATATGATTATTTAATGTCTATGTTTGAAAACGATAACAAGCCTCATAACTTGAACAAGAAAAGACTCTCACAAGATGAGCATGTATAAGCTCACATTTATTTTGACGTAGAAAGTTATTAACTAAGCCTTCGACTTCAGAGAGATCATGCGCTTTAAACGTTTTAACATGTTTCATGAGATTTAATCCTCACGCATCCATTTGTAAAGATAAAGGTCCACCTGTGTTTCCAGATGGACCTACAACTACTTCCGACGGCGGGAGTGGGTCTCAACAAGAGACCAGACTGATCCACTTAGCGAGTTGCCAGCGTAATTTAAATTTAACATAGCAATAGATATTAAAAAAGTCCGCAAATGCGAGCCTTTAAATTCTTACCGGGCGATCAATTTATAAAACGCCCATTTTAGAGATATTTATACTCAAGTGTTCTGTTTGTGTCAAGCTACAGTTACTTTACTTTCTTCCAGCTCGAAGTGAAATGCTCGACTTAATCGATCTCTTATTTCATTTTCCCACTGCGCTACAATAGACTCCCCCAAAAGCTCATATTTCACATAACGCTCTGAGTAACCTGATTTAGAAACTTTTAATTTTGAAATCGTAATTTTTTCATTTAATGTGTATGGCCGCTTACCTGTACCTTCACATTTTAGACAAAACTTTGAACCTGACGGGTAACCTTCACTATTATAGACCTCAAGTTTTCCGATTCCTTGGCATGCTCCGCACATCGCCTTAACGAAAAGATGGCCACGCAAAACCACCTCAGCCATTCCTTTTGCTATATTGCTTAAATCACCCTGACAATTATTAGGCTTAAAGTTATTTTTGATCATTTCTTTATGGATCTGGCCAGCCAAAATATTACGTACACGGAAAAAATCAGCAGAGCTAATTTCACCCTGTTTAAACTCTACCTTACCTGGTTTATCCGCAATACGGCGCTCATACTGATAGTTAAAATCATACTTACTATAGAATGTTTCCGTCTGTTCTTCTGGAGGCGTAATAATCGCGATACGTTCAAAGTCTACTTTTTCCACTAATAGTGAAGCCCACATTCTTGCATGCGGCTTAAGTAAAGCCATTTCCCCCAATACAATATCTTTTGAAATCTTTTTGCCATTCCCTGCACCACTGGCGATAGCAAGGCGTAAAAACTCTAAAAAATCAAATTTCTCAACTAACATAATCGCCTTCCTATACTTCCTGAACGTCAATATTTAAAACTGTTTTCATCAAATGCTTCTTGTTGCGATAGCTCGCGGTTTTACGTGTTATTGCAGACTTCACATCCTCAACTACGAACTCTCCAGCTGCTGTGTAGTAAGTAAAATCTGCAAAGTATCTCAATGCTGGTTTTGCTCTTTTCTCTCCTGCAATTCTGGTTTTAGGTGCCAGCTCAAAGCACTGGTGGTGTTTGAGCTCGCGGATCTCTTTGTGCTGCTGCATAGATTTAAGCTGTATGTACCGTTTAGCTTCTTTCTTGCTATCAAAAGTGAGCCCATCTATTTCCACTTTTACGGCGTTGAACTTGTTCTTTTTGGCTTTAGCAGCAGGCTGTCCACCACCTCCATACTTTTCCCTATACTCAGCCGCCGAAATGCTTGTCATTGGCACCTCGCAATGTCACAACCCTTTCGTAGGAGCGGTTTAGATTCTCCTCTACCGAAATTCCTTGCTGAAATCCAATTTCTAAAATTTTAATTTGATGTGAAAAATCAAAATAACCTTTGCTGAAAAATCCCTTAACCAATTCAAGCACAGCAACCAGATGGTTTTTTGTGTCAGAGTTGTAGAGTGCTTCTACTTTTTTGAAATCACTTAAAAATTTAAAATGCTGCTTATCAGCTTCTCGAAAGCCCACGCCGATATTTAGCCACTCCCTTGTCACAAGATCAGGACACCACTGCACAATTTGCCAAGTTCCTTTAATCATGACTCACCTCGCAGGCTTTTTTGGTCACCACCCTCGAAGGCAGTGTTTTCATTAGTTTGAGCTGTATTTTTAAGGTTTTGGTCACCACCCCTTTCCAGCCTTTTCTCCCCACCCCTAACCTGTTCCACAATGGTCTTAATGGCCTTAAGCATTAATTCAGGATCATCACCTGGCACAACAAATAGGCTTGCAATCATCTGAATCTTCTTGGCGTACTTGCGAGTATCATCACGATACTTGTTGCGCTCACGATCCAAATTTTCATTAAAGGCCAGCAGTTCGGCATGTTCTTTTTGAAGCTGCTCGAGATTCATTTCTAGGTAGTAATTCACGCCCTACCCCCTAATCGAGCATCAGCCCAATTGCATTCGACCACAGTCAGGCTACCCTGCTGAAATCTGGACCATAAACGATCTCCCAAATCTGAAATCAGTCCAGGTATAGTTTTTCCGGTGCCATCTTTTGTGTCATGTAATGTCATGTTTGAAATCAGCATGGTTGGCTTCATACGGTCATAACGTGCATATAAAACTTTATGGACCAGTTCACGGCGCTTATCCCGATCATGCAATCCGTATTCATCCAGGATTAGCAGGTCATACTGGGTAAATTCATGAATCACTGATTTCTCGGTGATGTCCGGATTCTTTTTGTCCCATGCATCCATGATCCGCTGCGCCATTTCCTCACTGGTGATATAACGGGCATACATGCCTCTGGTGAGTAGCGTACGCGCTGAGGCACAAGCCAGATGAGTTTTTCCTGTACCGGTTTTGCCAACCATCACAAAGTTATTTTTAACGCCACTCAAAATGGATTGAACGTAAGAGACAGTACTGTTTACTGCGCTCTTCTGGCCAGCATGTCTAACGGTATAATTCTTAAACCGTGAACCTGCATGACGTTCTGGAAGCGTAGCGCCAGCAAAATGTTTTTCACGAACCATCTGGTCTACTTCGTGCTGACGGTTCTGATTTTGTTGATTTACCAATTCAATCGCACACTGCGGGCAGATCTGGTTTGGTCCAGCTTTCACTTTTGCAATGTTATGTTCAGTGCACAGTTCCTGGACGCTTTGAAGTCCACCTGTGAGCATAGCCATAGCGTTCATTCAAAGTCCTCCGGGATTTCAACCTGTTCCACTGCTGCGTATTCAACAGCTGGTATTTGATTCCATGCTTCGTTGACGTTCAGGCTTGTATTAGTTTTCTGGTTACGGTTTTCAGATGATCTGGTTTTTACAGGGGGTCTCTGAAAGCTGCGTTTTACCCACTTCACGAAATTCATATACATCTGGGTATCTGTGATCAGATTGGCTTTGAGTTTTGTTTCGTAGTGAGCGTTGATTTCAAGAAGCAGCTCTTGAACCAATGATTCAGTCATTGGCATAACGCCTGAACGTTGTAACCATGCGTTGAGCTGATCGATATTTGGAGTCCAGAGATTTAAGACCTCATCAACAGATTTTTCAGGCAGAACTTGTGTATGTATATTTTTAATATTTTCTTTTAAATATATTTCTTTTACAGGGTGACATGCCATGTCACTGGTGGCAGTAGCATGTGATGTCACTGGTGCAGTAGCATGGCATGTACCCGGTACATCAGATGCAGCTACATGGCATGTCACTGGTTTTGAGTTTCTACCAGTAGCATGAGATGTTACTGGTTGCTCATGACCACTAACATGGGGTGTTACTGGTTTAATAGGTAAGCGGTTTTCGAAAGTAAGACTGTAGACATTACTCTTTCCAGTTTCTTTATAGATACTGACCAGTTGATACTTAGCCAACTCAGCCATATATTTGCGTATGGTACGGTTATCTCTTATACCGGTAACTTTCATCACTAATGCCTCACCCATAGATTTTTGTTCCAGGTGAAAGCCATTGATGTGGCGATTTAAGAAAATCAGGCACTTGATAGCCTCGCCGCTTAAGGCAGCCAGATAACCTTCATCACAAATAAAATTAGGGAGGTCTGTATAGCCCTCTTGCTTTTGTGTAGACATTCGAGCCTCTCTAACTGGTTGCTGAGGCTGTTTAAACGGGATTACTTGAGCTGCTGTCATACTTCACCCGCCTTAGGCTTCACATAGCCTCCAAACGCTTCAACAGTTCCTGATTTCACCAGACTCGATACCACTTCACTGGCCATCCAATCATTCAGACGGCATCGTCGCGCCAGCTGCTCAGTCAAATCAGTTTTTCGTACAGCGGCGTTGTTTACATCCTGATTTCGTACACGTAGATTGTTTTGATTACGCTTAAACAGCTCATCAAGAATTCTTAAAGCCGGATCATAGAAAGACTGTACTTGTTGCAGATGTTTATAATCAGCGTTATTGATTGCAGAGTTCATAGGGCCTCCTGCTGTAATGAAGACACGAACAGAGCTACAGGTTCGACAAAGCAGCGTTTGGCCTTACGACTTTTCAAAAGAGGTTTAGCCATTGAACTGCTTTTATCCTGTTTCAGATCAACAGGTTTGCTATTGCTAGCGAGTTCTGATAAATTCTTTTTCATAATTCATTCATGCCTGTATGAGTTAGAAAAAGCCTGATTTCGCACGTCAGGCTTTTTCATTTTTTACGGTTTGTGTAGTAGCGGTATATTTCTGCATTTGCTTGTAAGCTGCTTGATCAGCCGCTTTAGCAAACTCAATAATTCGTGTAAAAATACCGTGAATCTCTTCATACTCTGCCGGTGTAATCACACCATCTTCATAAGCTTCATAGACTTTCTGGTTGGCCTGCCCGTTACAGATATTTGCCTGCATCATGGCCTCGATCACAGATAACTCTCGATGCTTGTCGCCTTCGCAACCTGTCGGGATTAGCGCGAGATTCAGCTTGTGCGCCCACACTTTAAGTACCGCCGGGTTTTCTGTGTATTCGAGCATGGCCTCAAATTTTTTAAGACTCGGCTGATAATCCATATTCGGATTGCCGTAATTCAGAACGGTTTTATGAGAGTCGCCGATTACTTCAGCAATCTGTTTTGCATCAATACCTGGTGTATGACGGATCATCTTATACAGAGCAGCTTGTGCTTCTTTGCTAAATTCCATATGTGAACCCTTGTTTTTATTCACGTTTACTAAAAAACTTAAGTTGTTGATAATTGGTTTAAGTGGTTAATACGCGTAAATCGGCTTTTAACTTGCCTTTGGTTAAAACTTCGAATGATGCTTGAGTGCGTGGTGGAATACCGTTTTTCTCCCACTCCGTAATGGTTGAACGAGCAGCAGAAATTTTTTGGGCTAGTTGCGACTTATTCTTCACTTCATAAAAAGCAATTAACTGATCAACAGTCATATTCAAAAACCTGAACTAATTAGTTTCATTAATTGAACTATATGTTCAGGTAATTGTCAATTTATTTGTTCATACTTTTGAACACAAATAAGTGAGATTTTCCCATGTATCAATCCATATCAGATCGAATACAACAACGTATGGTTGAGCTCGACCTTTCTCAGGCGGATTTAATGCGAGCTACTGGTGCTGCAAGAGGAACGGTTTCAGGTTGGGTTAATGGTAGTAATAATCCCAGTGCCAAGCATTTAGGGAGGCTGTGCGCTGCTTTAAAAACCACTTCCCAATGGCTTTTAGATGGGATAGCAGTTCCTGAAAAAAGCAATGCAGATATAGCTAAAATGGAAGTTGGTATATACCAGGATGGAGACCCTATTCCAGAAGGGTATGTGGCTGTGGATTATTATGATGATGTGTTTGTTAGTGCAGGAAATGGCTATTTAAATCTAGAAAAACCAAGCAATAATAAAATGCTATTCCCTGTTGATTTGATCAAAGAGTGCAATGTTGAGCCATCTACTACCAAAGTAATCCACGTTCGAGGGGAAAGCATGTTTCCTAAATTAAAGGATGGTCAAGCTATATCAATTGATATGTCCGCTAGAACTATCTACGACGGGGAAATTTATGCTTTTCAGGTTGGAGATGATACTAAAATCAAATATCTATTTAATTGGAATGAGCAAGGCAAAGGTGGGTTTAAGGCTGTCTCAGCAAATTCTGATAAAAATCAATTCCCTGATGAGTATTATTCCCCTAGCAGAATTGAATCGGAAGGTGTATCGATATTAGGTCAATACTGGTGGAAACAGGTCGTAAAGCGCATTCGACGCTAATAAAAAGCCGCTATATGCGGCTCAAGTAATTAACCGTGAGCCCGGCACGGTTCTTTGATCGGGTAATATGAAAATTATTTAGGGGTGATGTTGATGATAAAAAAATTATTAAAATATAGCTCAATCCTTTTTATGGGATTTGTTGGGGGTTGTTTGGCCCCTATGTTTTTATCATTGTTTACCGCCACTGCACCAAGCACTTTAGATCAGGCTGTATCTATTGCTAATACCTACATTGTATTTACTTCAATATTTTTTGTTGGCGTTACAGTTTTATTGGCTATAGGTGGTTATGTTTTAAGTCAACAGTTAGCTACTACTCGAAAACAATTGGAAACTCAAGCTCATGAAGACTTAATGAAGAGAATCCAATATAGCGAATCTATCGCTACAGATATCGTTAAAAGCCTTTCTGAAAATGGTGATTTTAAGAATCAAATAACCCAGAATATTAAAGAGCATACACAACGGATATTAGCTGATGCCGCACAAGTAAGTGACAATAAGGTTATAGAGGAGCGGTCTAAATCTGATAAAATTAAAGGCATGCTTGATGGTTTAGGTAGCAAAAAGGAGGAGTTGTGAGGAACTATACTAACGCTGATATAGCTGAAAGAGCTTACTCTTTTCTTCCTAGTGGAGCGCAAACTAGACCACCTATCGATATAGAAAATATTATTATTTCTAATGGTGTCAAAATTCGTGAAGATGCATCACTTGGCGAGGGTATTATAGGCAAGATTACGTTTGAGTTAGGTAAAGCTGTTATCTCAATAAATCCCAACGAAAATACCTATAGATCGAGAAGAAGATTTACGCTTGCTCATGAGTTCGCTCACTTTATTCTTCACTCTAATGAGGGTGAACGTGAGTTTATCGATATGAGTGATACCATGTACCGCACTGATGCATCAAATGACTATGAGATCGAAGCTAATCATTTTGCAGCTTGTATCTTAATGCCGGACTCATCGCTTTTAGAAGAGGCAGAAAGGCTGATTGCTTACTTCCGTGAAAATCCAATGGAATTTACTGAGGATGAATTTGTTAGACGATTAGCGCTCTCATTCAGTGTTTCCATTCAGTCTATGCGTTTTAGACTTACCAATATGGGTATTTTAAAGTAATACTTTACCTATCCCATCCAACCCACCCCAGCGGTGGGTTTTCTTTTGTCTATTAATACACAAGGTTCAATTAATTGAATATTTTTTACATTAATTATTGAACAATCTATTGACAATATAGTTCAATTAATTGAACATATATCTCACAGCTAACAAAAAGCCCCAGCGTTGCAGTAACAACCTGGAGCTATGACCCACACCTAACCTGTGAGTAAGTGAATTATGAAACAAAAACCAATTCAGAGTCAAACGACTCAGATCCTCTTTCAAGAACCTACCCAAGAAGAGATGTACGGTAAACCCCGTTCTATCTTCGCTGACCTTTGCACATTCCTCTTATTGTTAAGCCTAATCATTGGCTTGGTCGCCATGCTTCGCAGCTGTGCCGATGATACTGAAACTCAGGCAGTTCAAGCCCATGCCTATAACGCACAGTTCTCTCAAGAATCTCAACTGGTTCAAGTTGTGGAGGCTCGCTAATGACAACTACTACTCAAACATTTTCTGAATACCTGGGCGGCTTTGAACAAAATCACATGACTATGCGTCTTGGTCACACTATCTATGTCGAGCAAGGCAAAGATATTTGCATTGAAGACCGTCAAACCGGTGAGCTAGTAAAAGTCACTCTTGAAGAGCATGTGGCCAAACCCTGGATTCGTAAAAACTTCGAACGTGAACGCGCATTCCAGCGCCGCAAGGCTTTAGCGATTGGTCTGCAAAAATCACATATTCCTTCATATGACCGCAAAGCATATAAGCGTCGTATGGGCTGGGTTGGATCGAGATAAGGAGTTGCGGACATGAATGCATTACAACAGATCCAGCTTGAGCTGAAAGCACCGAAAAGCAAGCGTAATACTTTTGGTAATTATAACTACCGTAACTGTGAAGATATTCTTG